CGTCCCAAAACTATTGAAGATTGTATTCTTCCAGATACTATCAAACAAACGTTTCAAGAGTTCTTGAATCGTGGTGAGATTCCAAACATGCTACTTGCTGGTCCTCCTGGTGTGGGAAAGACCACAGTTGCAAAAGCACTTTGTAATGAACTAGGAGCAGATTTTTATGTCATTAACGGATCCGACGAGGGTCGATTCCTCGATACTGTCAGAAACAATGCGAAAAACTTCGCTTCGACCGTATCGCTTTCGTCAACTGCTAAACACAAAGTCATCATCATTGATGAGGCAGATAACACAACCCATGATGTACAACTCCTCTTACGGGCGTCTGTTGAGGAATTTAATCGCAACTGCCGATTCATCTTCACCTGCAACTACAAGAATAAAATTATCGAACCCCTCCATTCCAGGTGTGCTGTGGTTGAGTTCGGAATCAAAACTAAAGAAAAACCAGCAATCGCAGCAAAGTTTTTCAACCGTATCAGGACTATTCTTGAGGCAGAAGGTGTTGAATATGATCAAAAAGTTCTCATCGAACTTATCAACAAACACTTCCCTGACTGGCGTCGAGTCCTCAACGAATGCCAAAGGTATTCGGTAGGAGGTAGAATCGACTCTGGGATTCTTGCAACTTTCTCGGACGTTTCTGTAAATGATCTCCTTAAAAACCTCAAAGAAAAGAACTTTCCTGAAGTTCGTAAATGGTGTGTCAATAACTTGGACAATGATCCTAGTGTATTATTGCGTCGTGTTTACGATGCTCTTCCTAATGCCGTTGACGGTCCTTCCCTTGCTGCTGCTGTCCTTATTATTGCTAAGTATCAGTATCAGATCGCATTTGTTGCCGACCAAGAGATCAACCTTCTGGCGGCGCTAACTGAAATTATGGTGGAGTGTAACTTTAAATGATTACTCAAAAAGAACTCAAGCACCATCGTCTCCAAGCGTGGTTGCGTGAACATCAGTGTGATGACATCGAATATCTTGGAGAAAGGGATGGTGATTACTGGTATCGCATTGGTCCTCATGAAATCACATCCGATCAATTTGAAGACATTGAACTTGTAGGTGAGGTAGAACTATGAATGTAAAACTGCTCCGTATTATCACTGGTGAGGAAGTCCTTGCTGAAGTCCTTTCAGAAGATGCAGACACCGTGACCGTTCAAAATGGTTTGGTGGTTCTCCCTAATGCTAATGGTGTTGGATTTGCTCCTTGGGCAACTGTCATTAGTAAGGAGAAGAAAGAGATTACTCTCAGTAGAGAACATCTTGTTTATATGGTAGAATGTGATGATTCGGTACAAGACAAGTACGAATCTATCTTTGGAACTATTGTTAAACCAGAAACTAAAAAATTGATTCTATGAAATCCTTGAAAACGCCCCTGAGGTATCCTGGAGGTAAGTCCCGTGCTTGCACCAAAATGGATCAATATTTTCTTGATCTTCGTGACTTTAAAGAGTTTCGTGAACCTTTTCTGGGTGGTGGAAGTGTAGCAATACACATTACTAAGAAGTACCCAAATCTTAAGATTTGGGTAAATGATCTGTATGAACCTCTTGTAAACTTCTGGCAACAACTTCAAACTTTTGGAGTTGAAATGAAGGATGAACTTGCATCATATAAAGCAACTCATAATACTCCAGAGAAAGCGAGAGAACTTTTCAATAACTCTAAAGGTATTATTAATGAAAGAAACTCCGATAACTTTTCCAGAGCGGTTGCTTTTTATATTGTCAATAAGTGCTCTTTTAGTGGTCTCACTGAAGCATCTTCCTTTTCTGCTCAAGCAAGCGATTCAAACTTCTCAATGCGAGGCATTGAAAAACTCCCAGAGTACTCAAAAGTAATCGCCAACTGGATTATTACAAACTATTCTTATGATTATTTGATGAGTGAAAAACCTGATACTTTTTTGTATCTCGATCCTCCTTATGATATTAAGGATAATCTCTATGGGCACAAGGGATCAATGCACAAAGGATTTGATCACGATAAGTTTGCTGCTGATTGCTCTGCTTGTAACATGCCTCAGTTGATTAGTTACAACTCTGATCAACTTGTGAAAAATCGATTTACTGACTGGAAAATGGGTGAGTTTGATCTCACTTATACCATGAGATCTGTTGGTGAATATATGCGTGAACAGAAGGATCGAAAAGAACTTTTGTTATTTAACTATGAGATTGAAAATGCTAAACTTGTTTGATAATGAAGAGTGGAAACCTTTAGTTAGGTTTATGACCATTATTCCTGGTTACTATGTTTCTTATGATGGAAAAGTTTATAGTGCCAAAAGTTCTACTTTAATGACTCCAGTTCTCAATAAACGTAGGAAAAGGAGTGATGGTACTGATGTTGTGAGAGAGATATCGTTCAAGTGCTATTTTAGTAAAGAACTTTTTGAAGATTATGAGTATGCTGCTCATAAAACAGGATCTGTAAATAAAGCATACATCAGGATTCCATATCATCGTGCTGTGATGGAAACTTGGAAACCCATTGATGAATATCCACCAGACTCTCTCAAAGATTGTTGGAACTCCCTTCCAGAAGAAGCAAAGCAGTGGGTTCGTGATACTGCTTTTATTGATCACATTGATGGAGATCCCACCAACAATCATGTAGATAATCTCCGCTGGTGTACCCCAAAAGAAAACCAACCACAAAGAAAGGAAAGACTGTTTAATGGAACTCAAGGACTGGTTAAACTCAATCAACTTTAATAAAGAGGATCTGACCGTTGATGATCCAGAAGTTGCAAAACAGTATCCCCCTTTCATTGTGAACAAATGTCTTGCAGGACACATTGATACAGTTCTCTTTGCCAATGAAATGAATAAATATCATTTCCTAGATAAAGACATGCAATATTTGTTTTTACTAAATAGTGTGAGGAAGCGTAAGAGATTTTCTCCTTGGCTCCGAAAGGATAAGATTGAAGACCTTGAATGCGTTAAAACTTACTATGGTTATAGTAATGAAAAAGCACAGCAAGCGTTGAAGATTCTATCTCCTGAACAAATAAATTACATTAAGAAAAAACTTGATTTTGGTGGTAAAAAATGAGCAACGCTGTTGAGCCTCAGGTGCATTGGACACCTGAACTTATGGTCGAAGTCAGTCTTAATGAACCTGATGATTTCCTGAAAGTTCGTGAGACCCTTACTCGTATTGGAGTCGCATCCAGAAAGGAGAAAAAACTGTATCAATCCTGTCACATTCTTCATAAACAGGGTAGATATTACATCGTCCACTTTAAGGAACTGTTTGCACTTGATGGCAAACATGCAAACCTAACAGTGAATGACTTCCAAAGACGTAATCGCATTGCAAGACTTTTAGTAGATTGGGGTCTGGTAAGTGTGGTTTCTGAAGATTCGATCATGGATATTGCTCCGCTGAATCAGATTAAGGTCCTTTCTTATAAGGATAAAGATGATTGGATTCTGGAACAGAAATATAATATCGGAAAGAAAGGTAAGAAGGAAGAGTAAACCGAATAAAAAAGTAGGTAGTTCAACACTCCCTTTTTTTATGTCTTGTGATATAATTATTAGTGGATGCCGAAAGGGTCCACAAAAAATAACTCGCTTTTAAAGGGGCTACCATAATGACTAACCTTACAAGGTATACTGCTGCGGATCTTCCTGCTCTTATGGATAAGATTACTCGCAATAGTATTGGATTGGACGAATACTTTGATCGTCTGTTTCACCTGCACGAAACTACTTCCAACTATCCTCCTTATAATCTTGTTAATGTAAGTAACGTAGAATCACGTTTGGAACTTGCACTCGCAGGATTTAAAAAGAAGGAGGTTTATGTCTACACGCAAGATGGTAAACTATTTGTTGATGGTCAAAAAGAAGATAAGGAAACGGAAACTAAGTACCTTCACAAAGGTCTGGCTCAACGGTCATTTACACGAGCCTGGACACTCTCTGATGACACGGAAGTTAGATCAGTTGATTTTGAGGATGGGCTTTTGAGTATTACTCTTGGTAAGATCGTTCCTGAACATCACAAGAGAAAGGATTGGTTCTAAATACTATTGAATATCGTCGGCGCTATGCCACGGGGGGAACTGGCCAAATCCAGTGGACACCCCCCTTTTTTAATGGTAGAATGACAAGAGGAGGATTTTAACTATGACCGCTAGTGTTTTAATTTTTGAAAACGGGCTTACTTTGCTTGCTCAGTTGGAAGAAGTCGGTGGTGACATTGGTGAACCAGATTGTATGATTGTAAAACCATTTCTGATTAACGCAGATGGAACTTTATCTCCATGGCTTGTAGATGCAACATCTCAAGATACATTCAAGGTTCACTCTGATAAGATCTTGACGATCTGTGAACCAAAACCTACACTACTTGAAAAATACCAAGACCTGATTAAGTAATGCGTTTCTACACCAATGTGCAAATGATCGGGAATCAGTTCCTGGTCCGTGGATATGATAATGGTGAGCACGTAATGTTCAAGGAGGAATACACTCCTACTTTGTTTGTGCCATCAAAGAAAAAAACAAAATATAAAACCTTAGAAGGTGACTATGTAGAAGCGATTCAACCTGGTTTTGTAAAAGACTGCCGTGAGTTCTACTCAAAATACGGTGAAGTTGATGGATTCAAAATCTATGGCAATGAGAGATATGTTTGTCAGTATATTTCTGACAAGTATCCAGAAGATGAGATTAAGTTTGATATTGGTAAAATCAAACTCTACACTATTGATATTGAGACTACTTCTGAAAATGGATTCCCAGATATCAATAACCCCATCGAAGAACTTCTTCTGATCTCTATTCAGGATTATTCCTCAAAGAAAATCATAACGTGGGGGATAGGTCCTTTTGCCAACAAACAGTCAAATGTAAAGTATATTCAATGTGTCGATGAGAAGGATCTTCTTACTCGATTCATTGATTGGTGGATGATGCCCGATAATAATCCAGAAGTGATTACTGGGTGGAACATTCAACTCTTCGATATTCCATATCTTTGTAAAAGATTGAATCGAGTTCTTGGTGAAAAACTCATGAAGAGATTTTCTCCTTGGGGTCTTGTATCTGAAAAAGAAGTTTACATTGCAGGACGTAAACACATTTGTATGGATGTTGGGGGAATCACTCAACTGGATTATCTTGATTTGTATAAGAAGTTTACTTATACTAATCAGGAATCATATCGTCTTGATTACATTGCTCAAGTCGAACTTGGTCAACAGAAACTTGATCACTCTGAGTTTGAAACCTTCAAAGACTTCTACACGAATGGGTGGCAAAAGTTTGTAGAATACAACATTATTGACGTGGAACTTGTTGACCGTTTGGAAGACAAGATGAAACTGATTGAACTTGCTCTTACGATGGCATATGATGCAAAGGTAAACTACAGTGATGTATTTTATCAAGTGCGTATGTGGGACAATATTATCTACAACTATCTCAAGAAACGTGATATTGTAGTCCCACCCAAATCTCCATCTAGCAAAGATGATAAGTATGCTGGTGCTTATGTGAAAGAACCAATTCCTGGTCGTTATGACTGGGTGGTGAGTTTTGACCTTAATAGTCTATATCCTCACTTAATCATGCAATACAATATTTCACCAGAAACTTTGCAAGATGAGAAGCATCCTAACGTAACAGTTGATAAGATCTTAAACAAAGATTTGACATTTGAGATGTATAATGATTATGCCGTTTGTGCAAACGGTGCCATGTATCGAAAGGATGTCCGTGGATTTCTTCCTGAACTCATGGAAAAGATGTATGGTGATCGTGTAATCTTTAAGAAGCGAATGCTTAAAGCAAAGCAAGAGTATGAAAAGACAAAGAATCCAGATCTTGTCAAAGAGATTGCACGGTGCAATAACATCCAAATGGCTAAGAAGATTTCTCTTAACTCTGCTTATGGTGCCATCGGTAATCAGTATTTTCGATATTACAAACTTGCAAACGCAGAGGCGATTACACTCTCTGGTCAAGTCTCTATCCGTTGGATTGAAGACAAGATGAATACCTATCTCAATAATATTCTAAAGACTGAAAATGTTGATTATGTTATTGCTTCGGATACTGATTCTATTTACCTTAATCTGGGTCCTCTTGTTGATCGTATATACGAAGGAAGAGAGAAAACTACTGAAAGCATTGTCTCGTTCCTTGATAAGATCTGTAAGATGGAATTTGAGAAGTATATTGAGAGTTCTTACCAAGAACTGGCGGAATATGTGAATGCATACGACCAAAAGATGCAGATGAAGCGAGAGAACATTGCTGACCGTGGAATCTGGACTGCTAAGAAGCGTTATATCCTCAACGTATGGAACAGTGAAGGTGTTCAATATGAAGAATCAAAACTGAAGATTATGGGAATCGAAGCAGTTAAATCTTCGACACCTGCACCTTGTCGTAAGATGATTAAGGATGCTCTGAAGTTGATGATGAGCGGCAGTGAGGATGATGTGATTAACTTCATTGAAAAAAGTCGCACAAACTTCAAGAAGATGT